CCTCTACGACCGCTTCGTCAAGCGCGGCGTCGACAGGGTCTTCAACGCCGGGAACTGGATCGACGGCGAGGCGCGCTTCAACAAGTTCGACCTGCACGTCCACGGCATGGAGGCGCAGGTCCGCTACCTGGCCGAGAAATACCCGCGGCGCGCCGGCATCACGACCTACGCCGTCGCCGGCGACGACCACGAGGGCTGGTACGGCCAGCGCGAGGGCGTGAACATCGGCCGCTACGCCGAGCGCGTCATGCGCGAGACCGGGCGCAGCGACTGGGTCGACCTCGGCTACATGGAAGCCCATGTGCGGCTCGTGAACGCCAACACGGGCAAGAGCAGCGTGCTGGCCGTCGTCCATCCTGGCGGCGGCTCGGCCTACGCGCTGTCCTACTCGGTGCAGAAGATCATCGAGAGCCTCGACGGCGGCGAGAAGCCGGCCGTGGCGCTCTACGGCCACTACCACAAGCTATGGGCCGGCAACATCCGCAACGTCTGGTGCCTCCAGACGGGTTGCACCGAGGACCAGACGCCCTTCATGCGCAAGAAGAAGCTCGAAGCGCATGTTGGCGGGGCCATCGTGGCGCTCGAGCAGGACCCGGAGACGGGAGCGATCATCGGCTTCACGCCACAACTGATCCGCTACTTCAACCGCGGCTACGCGAACCACCGCTGGAGCCATGCCGAGGGCGTGACGCTGCCGTCGCGCAGCGTCGCGTGACCTCGCCGATCGTCCGCATCCGCCCGGTCGATGGCAGCGACATCGAGATCGCCGAGCAGATCCACGCCATGCACATGGCGTGCTTCAGCTACGACATCGAGCAGAGGTCGCTCGACCACGGCCATTGGTGGGTCGGCTACGAGGATGACGAGCCCGTGTGCTTTGCGGGCCTCTGGCCGTCGAAAATCTGGCCCGACAAGGCCGGCTACCTCGTGCGCGCGGCCGTGATGCCCGAGTGGCGCGGCATCGGCCTCCAGCGCCGGCTCGTGCGCGTGCGCGAGCGCAAGGCGCGCAGCCTGCGCATGTCGTTTCTCGTGTCTGACACCTGCGACAACCCGCCTTCGTCGAACAACCTCATCTCCTGCGGCTTCCGCATGTTCGAGCCGCCCAAGAGGTGGGCCGTCGACGGTTCCTGCTACTGGAGAAAGGACATCTGATGCCCCTCACCGTCAGCGACCGTGGCATCCGCCTCATCAAGGAGTTCGAGGGCTGCCGCCTCACGGCCTACCTCGACGAGCTCGCCAAGCCGCCCGTGTGGACGATCGGCTACGGCCACACGCGCACGGCGCGCGAGGGGCTCACGATCAGCCAGGACGCAGCCGATCGCCTCCTGCGCGCGGACATCGGGCACTTCGCCTATGGCGTCACCAAGGCGTGCGCCGTGACGCCGAACCCCAACCAGTTCGCGGCGATGACGAGCCTTGCGTTCAACGTCGGCCTCGGCAACTTCTCGCGCTCCTCGGTCCTGCGCTTCCACAACGAGGGGAAGTTCGCGGAGGCCGCGGCGGCCTTCAGCATGTGGAACAAGGCCGGCGGCAAGGTCCGCGCCGGCCTCACGCGCCGTCGCGCGGCCGAGGCGGCCCTCTACCTCGAGCCCGTCGACGGCTCCGTGCAGACGACGCGCGCCGAGCCGCAGGTGAAAGACCCGTCGGCGATGCCGCTCTCCTTCGGCAACGTCGCCGCAGGCACGGGCGTGGCGCTGGCCGGTGCCCAGCAGGCCGTGTCCCAGGTGTCGTCGATCTGGGACGGCCTCGCGGGCTTCGGCATCAGCCCGCACCTGTTCCTCGGCGTCCTCGGGGCTGCGTCGGTCGCGGCGCTGCTCTGGTTCGTCTGGGACGCGCGCCGGCGCCGCGCCGAGGGCGACCTGTGATCGCGCTCCTCGCCACCCGGATCGGCCGCTGGCTCGCCGGCGCCGCCACAGCCATCCTCGTGGTGCTGGGCGCGCTGGGCGCGGCCCGGCGCTCGGGCCGCTTGGCCGAGCGGCAGAAGCAGGCCGACGCGGCCCTCGAAAACCTTCGCAGCAGGGAGAAGACCGATGACCAGGTGGCGCAGCGCGATGCTGGCGATCGGCGTCGCGACCTTGGCCGCTGGGTGCGCTAGCAACCCCAGCACGGCCTGCGACGGCTGGCGGCCGATCCGGCCGCTGGAGGACGACTTGGCGACGATGAGCGACCCGCTCGTCGCGCAGGTGCTCGCGCACAACGAGCACGGCGCGAAGGTGTGCGGCTGGAAACCTTGATGCCCAAGCCAACCGACATCGATCCTCGCACCGGCCGGCGGTACAACTGGAACCCGCCCGAGCAGCAGGCGAAGGCGCGCCTGGCCGAGCAGAAGGCTGTCGAGAAGGAACTCCAGCTTCTGCGCCGCGCGCAGGTCGCGCTTGAGGCGCGCGACAGCCTGCTGTCGTTCACCCGGTTCACGATGCCCGACCCGGCCGAGATCGACGACGTCGACAAGACCCGCTACGAGGCCGCGGAGTTCCACAAGCAGAAGGCCGCGGCGCTCGAGGCCGTGGAGCGCGGCGAGATCCGGCAGTTGATCCTCTGCGAGCCGCCGCGGCACGGCAAGACCGAGCTCGCGACGAAGCGCATGACGGCGTGGTACTCCGGGCGCCACCCGGACCACGATGTCGCCGTCGCGTCCTACTCCGACACGATGGCCACCGACTTCGGCGCCGACGTGCGCGCCATCATGCACTCGCCGCGCTACAAGCAGGTCTTCCCCGCGCACAAGCTGCGTCGGGGCGGGAACGCGAAGGACAACATCCAGACCGACAAGGGCGGCCGGCTCATCTTCGTGGGCCGCGGCGGCGCTCTCACGGGCCGTGGCGCGCACCTGCTGCTGATCGACGACCTGTTCAAGGACCACGAGGAGGCGCGCTCGCAGGCGATCCGCGACCAGGCGTGGAACTGGTTCACGAAGGTCGCCATGACCCGCCGCATGGGCAAGCGGCTCGTGGTCGTGACCATGACGCGCTGGCATTCCGACGACGTCATCGGCCGGCTCACCGACCCCGAGAACCCGCACTACAACGAGATCGAAGCCCAGAAGTGGAAGATCATCCGGCTGCCGGCGATCGCCGAGGACGACGACCCGCTGGGCCGTGAGCCCGGCGCGCCGCTGTGGCCCGAGCGGTACGACCTCGAGTTCCTGCACAGCCAGATGCGGCTCGACCCGCTCGGCTTCGCGGCCCTCTACCAGCAGCGGCCGACCGTGGCCGACGGCGTGCTCTTCCGGCGCGAGAACATCCAGTACTATCGACCGTCGGACCTCCCCGAGACGCTGCGGATCTACTGCGCCTCGGACCACGCCGTCGGCACCGGCCAGCGCAACGACCCGTCGTGCTTCATCAAGGTCGGCGTCGACAAGCAGAACAACATCTACCTGCTCGACGTGTTCTGGCAGAAGGTGCCGACCGACCGCGCCGTCGAGGCGATGCTCGCGATGGCCGGCGGCGACCGCAGGCCGCTGCTGTGGTGGGCCGAGCGAGGCCACATCAGCAAGTCGATCGGCCCGTTCCTGCACAAGCGAATGCAGGAAGAGGGCACGTTCATCAACCTCGTCGAAGTCACTCCGGCCACCGACAAGGAACAGCGCGCGCAGTCGATCGCCGCGCGCGTGGCGATGGGCAAGGTCTTCTTCCCGAGCGGTGCGTTCTGGACCGAGAAGGCCGTGAGCGAGATGCTTGCGTTCCCGAACGGGAACCATGACGACTTCGTCGACGCCCTCGCCTATATTGGCCTCGGCCTCGCCAGCCAGTACGGCGCGGCGCCGAAGGCGAAGCGCGAAGAGCCGAAGTTCGGCACCCTCGGCTGGGTCAAGCTGCATGACAAATGGCGCGCGGAGCAGGATGCCTCGCGCCTCCACGGAGGCTTCTGATGGAAGACATGACCGACAGCGAGATCGAGACCGGCGACGACAACGCCGCCCTGGCGACGGCCCCCGCGCCCGAGCGCAGCGAGGAGGACAAGCCGCCCGAGGACGTGCGCCGGCTCGTCCAGCGCATCCAGAAGACCATCCGCGCGGACAAGAAGCACCACGAGAAGGCATTCGAGCAGATGCGCCGCGACATGTTCGTCGCGACGCATGGCCGCGACCCGCGGTGGAGCGTCGACAACTACAAGGCCAACATCGCCGGCCGGCATGTGCGCATGAAGACCAACGCGCTCTACGCCAAGAACCCGAAGTTCGTGGCGCGGCGCAAGCAGCGGCTCGAGTACAAGATCTGGAACGGCGACCAGCAGCAGCTTCTGCTCGCCATGCAGCAGATCCAGCAGGCCGCAGTCATGCAGGCGCAGCCGCCGGCGATCGACGAGATGGGCATGCCGGTGGAGCCGGCGCTGCCGCCCGGGTTCGCCGAGGCGCAGGCCCTCATCGCCGACTTCCAGCAGGGCTACGCGCGCGAGCAGCAACTGAAGAAGTTCGGCCAGACGCTCGAGGTCCTCATGGACAACGCGGCGAAGGAGCAGAACCCGCTCGACTTCAAGACGGCCATGAAGCAACTCGTGCGCCGCGCCTGCACCACCGGCGTGGGCTACGTCGAGGTCGACTTCCAGCGCGAGATGGGCCCGGCCAACGAGACGGTCGCGAAGCTGAACGACGCCCGCACCCGCCTTGCGCACCTCGAGCGCCTGCAATCCGAGGCCGACGAGGGCGAGATCACCGAGCTCGACGCCGAAATGGCGGAACTGCGCCTGTCGATCGAGGCGCTCTCGCAGGAGCCCGAGATCGTCCTGCGCGAGGGCCTCGTCTATGACTACCCGGCCAGCACCCGGGTCATCCCCGACAAGGCGTGCAAGAGCCTCGTCGGCTTCGTCGGCGCCAACCATGTCACGATCGAGCGCACCTACACGGTCGACGAGGTGAAGGAGATCTTCGGCGTCGACGTCACGGGCGCCTTCACGCCCTACACCGAGGCCGGCCGCCGCGGCGACGGCATCAACCGCGACATGGGCGAGGCCGACGACGCGCATGGCGAACTGGCCCTCGACGCGAAGTCGCAGGCCAGCAAGGACCAGTTCGTGTGCGTCTGGAAGTACTACGACAGGCCCTCGGGCCTCGTGTACTGGATCGCCGACGGCCACGACGCGCCGCTGCGCCAGCCGGCGCCGCCCGCCGTCTTCGTGCCGGATTTCTGGCCCGTCTACGCGCTCACCTTCAACGCCGTGGAGAGCGAGAGCGAACTCTTCCCGCCCTCCGACGTCACGCTGCTGCTCGACCAGCAGCGCGAGATCAACCGCTCCCGCCAGGGCCAGCGCGAGCACCGCGAGGCCGCCAGGCCGCGCTGGGTCTACGCGCGCGGTTCCGTCGACGAGGCCGACCTGCCGCAACTGAAGACGGCCAAGCCTTTCGACGCCGTCGGGCTGAACATGGCGCCCGGGCAGAAGGTCGGGGACATCTTCGATGCCATCAAGGTCCCCGGCGTCGACCCGAACCTCTACGAGACCAACCAGTTCTTCACCGACATGCAGTTGACGGTCGGCACGTCGCCCGCGCGCCTCGGCGGCCTCGCCAAGGCCACCGCGACGGAGAGCGCGATCGCTGAGAGCTCGGCCAGCGAGGACGACCAGAGCGGCATCGACGACCTCGACGCCTTCCTGACGTCCGTGGCCCGCGCCTCCAGCCAGGTGCTGATGCGCGAGATGAGCCCGGAGCAGGTCGTCAACATCTGCGGCCCGGGCGCGGTCTGGCCGGGGCTGATGGATGCCACGGGCATGGCGCCGGCCTTCCCGGCGCTGTCCGACCTCGACATCGTCAACGAGGTCTGGCTCGAGATCCAAGCCGGCTCGAGCGGCAAGCCGAACCAGGCGATCGAGATCCGCAACTGGAAGGAGATGCTCCCCTTCCTGCTCCAGATGGGCTCGATCCCGCCGACGTGGCTCGCCCGCGAGACGATCCGGCGCCTCGACGACCGCATCGACCTCAACGAGGCCGTCGTGGCCGGCATCCCGGCCATCGTGGCGATGAACCGCATGGCGGGCGGCGCCGGCGGCCCTCCGGGCACCGGAGACGCCGAGAGCGACCCGGCCCAGCAGGGCGACAAGGGCGGCGACAAGGCGCCGCCCCCGGGCGGGCCCACGGGCTCGGGCCCGGCATTCGGCAGCAATCAGGTGTAGGCCGGTGTATGCTTTCCGTTGATACGTCGGCCGACACGCACTACCATTGCGAAACCAAGAGGAGAACTCTATGGACCCGGACGATAAGCTAGGCGCGGACTCGTCCTCCGCGCCGCCGGTCGACAAGACCCTGGACGGTCCCGAGCGGGACACGGTCATCTCCGATGACGTGGCCCCCAAAGGCGAAAGCGCGAAATCGTCCGACGCGCAAGGCGACAATGACGCCCCGAAGCTGACCTCCATCGTCCGCGACGTTGTCGCGGCGAAGCGGTCCTCCGAGGCGGCTGCGGCTTCGCCAGCCGACGGGTCGAACCAAGATCCGAAACCCGAGAAGGCTCCCAAGGAACCGGACGACGCCGACTACACGGACGTCCCGTTCCACAAGCACCCGCGCTTCCAGCACCTCCTGCGCAAGGCGAAAAGCAGCGAGCAG